CAAGGTTGCAAGAAAGTATAATATTAAAAGAGTTCAAACTGCTGTAAGATCAGACTTTGATAAAGGTATAAGATTTGCAGAGTGGTTAGGATTAGAGAACGAGGGATTAATGAAACACTATGGGTTTGATGGTTCAGACCAATATAGATATGCGAGGATATTTTAATGGGATTTTTAGCTCCAGCAGTACCATATATAGTAGGTGGAACAGCATTATTAGGTATGCAACAAGCAGGTGCTATTGGTTCATATCAACAAGCAGCTTTTGATAGAAAAGCAGCAATAGCAGAACAAAAAGCTGAAGCTCTTGAAAATCAATTAACTTTAGATTTACAAAAATTTGATCAAAAATTTAAACGACTAGAAGCATCTCAAGTTGTTAATACTGCTAAATCAGGAGTAGCTGTTGGAACTGGTACAGCAAAATTAATTAAATTATCAAATTTATATAATGCAGAAATAGAAAGAGATATAATGAAATATAATACAGATATAGGAATAGCTAGAGCTTTTGAAGAAGCATCATTTGCAAGAATAGAAGGGACTCTTGCAAAACAAAGAGCTACTATGGAACAGATTAAAATTGCTAGTTCAGCAGGAACAAGTTTATTAACAATGCAAGGATAGTATGCCAAAGATACCAACATATAATGTACGAGGAAGAATAACAGCAGATGTTCCAAGTACAGGAACTATACCTAATACATCTGTTACTGAAAATATTTTTAGAGTAACTAAACCAATTACTGATTTTGCTATAAATGAATACGTACAAGAAAAAAAATTAGAAGCAGATAATAAAGCATATAAAATATTATCTGATATGTACATAGATCAAAAAGATGCTAGTGGAAATACTATTGTAAAAGGTTTATACACAATACAAAGTGAAACCAAAAAAAATGGTAATCCATCTGATGCTGCTTTATTTCATGATACAGAAGTAAGTAATTTATTTAACTACTTTAAAAATAATAAATTTAATGAATTAGATAATTTTACAAAAAAAGCTGTAGAAAAAAAATTTTATTCTACAGCAGGTATTTTAAAAACAAAAGCTCTTGAAGGTTCAAGATTAGAACAAATTACATTATCAAAAGATATAGATGAAGATTATATTGGTAAAGAAGTATTAGTATTAAAAGAAGTAGGACCTGTATATTTAGATATATATAATCAAAAAGTTATTGATAAAATTAATTCAAATTCTAATTATGATGAAGGTCAAAAAAAAATTTTAACAAAAGCATATATTGAATTTGGTGCAACAAATTTAGCAGAAAGTATGGCAACTTTACAACCTTTTGCTTTTAAAGAAGCAGTTGAATCTGGTAAGTTTGATTCATTATCTCTTGAAAAAAGAATAGAATTATCAGGTATAGCAGATGAAAATATATTACAAAGTAAATTTCAAGTATTAACAGGATCGCTTGATTTACCTCCTGATGCTCCACCTTCTTTTTTAAGCACAGCTTATGATGAAATAGCAAAAGGAACATTTGGTAATAATGAAGAATTACAAAAATTATATAATAGTTTATCTGCACCAGAAAAACAAAAATTTCAAGTTTACTTTAATAAAAAAGCGAGATTAAAAAGAAATGATATGGAGTTTAGTATTTTAACTCAAAATTCAATTATACAATCAGAAGTAGCACAAGAATCAAAAGAAATAATAAATGATATAGATGAAAAAAAAGGTATACTTCAAGAAAGAATAGAAACTTTATTTGGAAAAACTCCTATAATTGTAGAACAATTTACAGAATTAAATGAAAAAGTTATTAACACTAAAGGTAAATCTATTTCAAGTTTTAATACAAATTCTAAAATAATAGATTTAATTGTTAATGATGAAATTAATCAAGTATCAGATCCTTTTTTATTACCTGGAGAAACTGGTGAAGGAAAATCTATTGTACAAAGATATGATAATGGTGTTAGTTTACAAGACCTTAAATTTTTAAGTTCAATAATTGATTCACAAAATAAAAATCCAGAAACTTATTCTGAAATGAAAACATTTTTTGAATTTATTAATTATTATAAAATGCCAATTATGGGTTCTCCTGTATTAGAAAATATAGATCCAGGATTAGATGAAAGATTAAATAATTTTAAATACACAATGTATCAAAGATATATCAATGGTATCCAAAATGAAATACCTGCAAAAACTTTAACTGATCCATTAAAAAAAGAATTTATTGGAAAAGATGTTTTAAATTTTATGCCTAATGCAAATAAAATTTTTAAAGATATGATTGATCAAATTAAAAAAAATGAATCATTTGATTTAAAAACAGATGCTAAAAGATTACCTGGTGAGTCTTCGGAAGATTATTTAAAAAGAATAGGATTAAAAAAATGACAACTCTAGCTACGCAAGTAGAAGCACTAGAACAAGGTGGATTTACAACAAATGAAATTAGTGATTGGAAAAAAGATAAAATATTAACATTAGAAAATGCTGGATTTAGTAGTGATGAAATTTTATTAGAGTTTGGTTATCAACCAATAGATAAAGGACCAATAAAAAAAATATGGGAAAACATTATAACTTTAGGAAAAGAAGAAAAACAAACTACTTATGAAAAATTATTAGAGGTAGAAAAAAATGAACCTGATAATACTTCTTTAAAAGAAAAATTAGTTGGTGAAGTTTTTGAGATAGAAAAATATTGGGATAGAGGTTTCAATATGGGTATTATAGATTTAATTCAAAACTATCATCAATTACCTGGTAACAGTGGAACAGGTTTGCCTGATGGTTATGTACTTGAGCCATTTGAAGATACAGGTATTATTGAAAGAAATATTCAAAACCTTGGAGTTATTACAAAAGATTTACCAGTATATTTAACAGGTGCTTTGCTTACAAACCTTTTAACTTTTGGTCGTTCAGGTAAAACTGGTACTGCTGCTGGTAGTGGTTTTTTTGCAGGTTCAATTAGAGAAACATATCTTAATATGTTAGAAAGTGGTCAAGTTCATAGTTGGTCAGAGTTTTGGGATATATACACTAAAGAAGGAGTTAAAGCTGGTGCAAAAGAAGCTATACAGTTAGGTTCTGCTTTTAGTTTAGGAAGTTATGGAAAAAACTTTTTATCTAAACTTGCATTAAGACTTACTGGTTTTGAAGGATCAGGTGCAATTATAGAACAAGAATTACCTAGTAAAGATCAACTAATAGATTCAACAATATTGTTTGGTGTATTTGGTTTAGCTGAATCTGGTGCAGCTAAAGTTTCTAAAGTAATAAAAAAAACTAATAATAACGCAATAGATATAGTAACAGATTATGTTGCTGACAAAACAGTTGTTGAAGATTTATCTAGTAAAAATATTTTTATACCAAGATCCTATGAAAAACCAAAACAAAAATCTGTATTTAAAGAAGATAGTTTTAAAAAAGATATAAAACTAGAAACAGAAGCTGAAAACAAAATTTTAAAAAAAGTTCGTTTTGAAAAAGAAGAAGTAACTGTTAAAGGAACTAAAAATAAACTAACTCAAGAATTATTAGATAGACACCATCCAATACTTCGAATGGTTAGACAAGTAGATAAAACAAAAAATAGAACTAAACAATTAAGTATTTATGAAAGATTTAGACTTCTTACTGGTATGCAATATAGAGCTGGACACTTTATTGAAATAGGAACTTTAGATAAAAATTTAAAAACAAATGGTAAATCTTTTAAAGAAATATTAAAACCTATAGGCAAAGATAAAAAATCATATTTAGAATTTAATACTTATAAAATTTCTAAAAGAGTTGTTGAATTAAATGAAAGAGGAATTGATCATGGATTTGATATAAAAGCAGCTAAAGAAGTTATAGCTAATAAAAATTTAATTAAAAAATATGATAAAATATCTAATGAATTAGATGCTTATAATTTAAAAATATTAGAATATGCAAGAGATAGAGGTTTAATTACCAAAGAAGCATTTGAAGCAATAACAGAAGCAAACAAAAATTATGTTCCTTTCTCAAGAGTTCTTGAAGCAATAGAGGGTGAAAAAGGTTATACTAAAAATGTATCTAATCCTTTTAAAAGAATTAAAGGATCTGAAAAAGATGTTATTGATCCAATAGAAACTGTTTATAGTAACACATTTCACATTATAAAACTTGCTGAACGAAACGCAGCTCTTATAGAATTTTTTGATTTTGTTAAAGCAAATGAAAAAATATTTCCAGATATTAAAAAGAAAACAACTGGTAAAGAAATAAAGATAGAAAGAAAAGAATTAGAATCTGTATTAGATACAACATCTAAAAATTTTATATCTGATAAAGCTATAGAAAATTTTAAAGTATTTAGAAAAGAATTTTTACAACCTGATGAGACTTCTGTAGGTGTGATGAGAAATGGTAAGTTTGAAGTTTATGAAGTTGGCAAAGAATTAGCTAACGCATTAAAAGATTTTGACCCAAGAGCTATGGGTGATTATGTTAAAATGTTTAGATTAAATGCTCCTGCTAGATGGTTAAGAGCAGGTGCTACTTCATCACCAGATTTTGTATTTGCTAATATAATAAGAGATACAGTATCTGCTACTGTATTTAGTAAATCTGGTTTTATTCCTTTATGGAGTTCATTAGAGGGAGCTATAACTTTAGTTATGGGTAAATCTGGATTATCAAAAAAATCACAAACAATATATCAAAAATGGATTAGATCAGGTGGTATGCAATCTACTTTAGTTTCTCTTGATAGAAATATATTTGATAAACCTGCTTTTGAAATTTTAAATAAAGGACCAATTAGAAATTTACTTAAAACACCATTAGAATATTTAAGAATAGTATCAGAGTTTTCAGAAAACATGACAAGAATATCTGAATTTAAA